GCCGGGGCCACGGCACGCCCGTCCACCGCGGCCGCCGGCGGCGCGCCCGCCAGCATGCTCACCGGCCGCGTACACGGGGCCGAGGTGCAGTCACCGGGTGCTGTCGAGCACCACCCCGTAGCGATCGGCGGCGGCGTCACCACCTAGCAATCGGAGGTACCGCGGCGGCTCCACCAACGATTTCCAAGATCATAGGTACCATCGGGCCAACAAACTCAAGATCGCCCCGACCTGCCACCTCCGGGCGGCTGGCCACGAAAGCAAGGCACGGGTATGGGCATTTGGTACACCAGCCTCGAGGCGGTCAAGACCGCGCTCGACGTCGAACTGACCGCGCGGAACAACGCGCAGGTCCGGCGCGCGATCGAGTCCGCGTCCCGCTCCATCGACGGCGCCCGCGTCGGCCAGGGCCAGCTCGCCCGCCGCTTCTACCCCGAGACGCTGACCCGCTACTTCGACGCCCCGACCGGCCGCAACGGCGGGTCGCTACTCCTCGGCGAGTACGAGCTCAGCTCCGTCACCAGCATCGTCAGCGGCGGCGTGACCCTCGCCCCCGGCGACTACACCCTCCAGCCGGCCAACGACGGCCCGCCGTACGATCGCATCGACCTCAACCCGGCCGCCTACACGCAGTGGCCCCGCGGCAGCACCGCGGTCCGGGCCGTCGCGATCGCCAGCGACGAGTGGAACTTCCCCGTCGAGGCCGAGCAGATCGGGACCCTCTCCGCGCAGCTTGGCGCGAGCAGCTCGTCGACGGCGGCGGTCACGTGGACCACCGCCGACATCGGCACCGGCAACATCCTGCGGATCGACGACGAGCGGATGGTCATCCGCGACCGGACATGGGTTGACTCCGGTCAGAACCTCGGCGGGGCAGGGCTCGCGGCGAGCATGAGCGCCGTCTCCGTGCCCGTGACGACCGGGAGCGCGTACGCCGTCGACGAGGTCATCCAGATCGAGGCCGAACGGATGCTGGTCACCTCGATCGCCGGCAACACGTTGACCGTTGTGCGCGCCTGGGACGGGTCGGTGCTCGCCGCGCACGCCGCCGGCGTGGACGTCTACGCCCTTACCGGCGTCGAACTCGACCGTGGCCTGCTCGGCACCACGGCCGCCGTCCACGAGAACGGCGCGGTCATCTACCGGCTGGTCATCCCCGGGCTCGTCGACGCGCTGTGCCGGGCCGAGGCGGCGAACACGCTGCAGCAGGAGTACGCCGCCTATGGGCGCAGCATCCGCTCCGGCGAGTCGCAGTCGTTCGTCGGCACCGGCGGCCTCGAGCAGATCCGGACCGACGCGTTCGCCGGCTACGGCCGGGTGCTGTGGGCTGGGGTGTGACATGTCGATCACGGTGACCGAGACTGGGCCGCTGTTCGACGGCCGACTCGAGCGGGCCGTCGCCCTGGCCGTCGACGAGGCCGAGGAGCAGATCGCCGGCGCCGGCGTGGGCGAGGTCCGGCAGGCGCTTGCGCAGGTCCTGCAGAACCCGACCGGCTACTACCAGGGCCGCGTCCACGCCGAACGGGCGGTCGGGGACTGGATCGTCACCGACGGCGACGTCGTCTACGGGCCGTGGCTCGCCGGGGTCTCCGCCCGGAACCGGTCCACCCGGTTCAAGGGCTACTCGCACTGGCGGCGCGCGACACAGCGGCTGCAGGCACAGGCCCCGGACATCGCCGGGCACATCATCGCCGAACGGATCGGTGCGCTGTGACCGCCCCCGTTGAGCTTGACCTCGACCCGCACCAGGCCGCGCTCGTGTCGCAGGTCGCCGCGTCCGGCTACTTCGCGCGGGTCAACGAGCACGAGCCGAAGAACGCGCCCGGCTCCGGGCTGACGGCGGCGCTGTGGGTGCAGGGCATCCGCCCGCACCGGTCCGGGCTCGCAGCGACGACCGTGCGCGTGGAGTGGCGGCTGCGGCTCTACACCAGCATGCTCATGCAGCCCCCGGACCGGATCGACCCGGACCTGCTCCGGGCGACGACCTACCTGATGGCCGCGTACAGCTTCGGGTTCACGCTCGGCGGCCTGGTCCGGTCCGTGGACTTGCTCGGCGAGGCCGGCCTCCCGCTGCAGGCTCAGGCCGGCTATCTCCCGATCGACAAGGCGATGTACCGGATCATGGACATCACCCTGCCGGTGATCATCAACGACGCGTTCACCCAGGGGGCATGACGATGGCCAAGGAAAGCGGCCTCGGCGCCGGGTTCTTCCTGTCCGGCTACGACTTCAGCGGCGACGTCGTCGCCATCCGGGAGCTGTCTGGCGGGCCGGCGCTCATCGAGGGCGTCACCGGCATCGACAAGTCCGCCCACGAGCGGATCGGCGGCAACCTCAGCGGTGCGCAGCGGATCACCACCTGGTTCAACCCGGCCGCGAACATGGGCCACAAACGGCTGTCGACGCTGCCGACCGGGAACCAGCAGGGCCAGTACTGGCACCGCACGGTGGCCGGCCGGCCGGTGCACTGCATCGTCGGCAAGCAGATCCAGTACGACGGCAACCGCGGCGAGGACGGCGCCTTCACCTTCGACTCGGACATCGAGTCGGACGGGTTCAGCACCGAGTGGGCGACCGGCCTCACCGCGGGCAAGCGCACCGACGCAGCCCCGACGAACGGCACGGGCGTGGACTTCACGACGCCGGCGTTCGCGGGCTCCTCGACGTTCGGCGCCCAGTTCTACCTGCAGGTGATGGCGTTCACCGGCACGAGCGTGGCGATCACGATCGAGGACTCCGCCGACAACGTGTCGTTCGCCGCGCTGACCGGCGGCGCGTTCGCGAGCGTCACCGGCATCACCCACGAGCGGATCCAGACCGCCCGGAACGCCACCGTCCGCCGCTACCTGCGCGTGGCCACCGCCGGGACGTTCTCCTCGGTCACGTTCGCCGTCGCCGCCGTGCGCAACGACACCCTGGTGAACCTCTGATGGTCGCCTACCCGCCCCGCCGGCTCGGCCCCGAGCTGTACAAGACGTTCGGGATCGCGAACCCGGGCGCCACGCACTGGCGTACCGCGACGTGCGCCGAGGTCGGCTGCGCCACGCAGGCGTCCGGCTTCCGGGTCACCTGCGACCTTCGGACCGAGCTCGGGGTGCGGCAGGCCCGCTACGTGCGGGACACCGCGTGGGAACGCAAGCAGCCGTTCCGGCACGTCTGGACTGAGGAAAACAAGGTGATCGTCTTCATCTTCGAGCCGGGCCAGGAGTGCTTCATCACTCACCGGCTTCCGGTCGGCCGGCCGGCGCTGTTCGTCACCCGCAACGGCGACCATCGCGGCCCGGGCCGGCGGCCGCTCGAGCGCCGCCGCTACGACCGCCCAGATCAGTGGGTGGACGACTTCGCCACACATCAGGACCGGCTCGCCACCGCGGCGCGCCGGGGCTAACCCGGGGAGGGGACATGGCCAAAGAGAGCGGTCTCGGCTGGACGACGTGCTCGATTGACGACTCGGCCGGCACGCTGCGCGCCATCATCAACGACGTCAACAGCCTGAGCTTCTCCACGCCGCGCGGCGTGCAGGACTGGACCGGCATCGACAAGCTCGCCAACGAGCGGGGCCTGCTGCTCGCCGACTTCCAGGCCACGCTGAACATCGTCGCGTTCAACGACGCGGCCAGCACCGGTGCGCACACGGTGCTGAAGACGGTCCCGTCGAGCAGCGTGGCGCGGAGCTTCAACCTCGCCGTGTCCGGGCAGACGCTCAACAACGAGGTGATCGCCTCCGACTACCAGCTGCAGCGGGCGAACAGCGGCGAGTTCACGTCCACCGTGCCGTTGGCGCTCGCGGACGGCGCTGTGCCGACCTGGTCCTGAAACCGACGTAGAAGCGAGGTATCTCTGTGGGGTTGTGGCAGCTCGGCCGGGTCCGTCTGGTCTGGCAGGAACCCGGGCCGCAGCAGGGGCTCGAGATCACGATGCGGCGCCGGCCGGTCGGCGAGGTCACCGACCGTTGGCTCGCCGAATTGGACCCGGACGACGAGCGGCCGGCGTCGCAGCTGACCCTCCGCGAGCGTGCTGAGCGGGCGCATCGCAACGCGGGCGAGCTGGCGAAGCTGATCGTCGAGTGGAACATCAACGGCGGCAACGGCGAGCCGGCGCGGATCAACGTGAAGTCGCTGCTCGCCCATTGTGACTTCGAGACGATCAACGCGATCTGGGACCGCTACACCGAGGAGACAACCCGGGTGGCGCCCCCTTTGCCGTCGAGCTCCGCCGGTGGGCAGCCCTCGGCGGAGACGGAACTGCAACTGCCGATGGAGCCGCTGTCGGACTCCCCGCAGTAGCGCAGCGGGCCCGGTGGATCCTGGCGCTCTGCGACCGGTTCCACTGCCTGCCCAGCGAGCTGCTCGCCGAGGACGCTGGGCTGCTGCAGCTGCTCGAGATCGAGGCCCTGACCCGCGGATCGGAGGTGACCGAGGATGGATAACGACGTCACGATCGTGGTGGACGCGAAGAACCGGTCCCCGCGCGCGCTTGGGGAGGCGGCCAAGGGGGCCAAGACCGTCGGCGACGTTAGCGCCGTCGCTGGTCGGCAGGTCAAGGAGATGGGCGACCGGCTCGACGCGGCCCAGGCCCGGGCCCGGAAGCTGGCCCAGGCGGAGGAGCAGGCCGCGGAGAAGACGCGCCGGCTTGCGCAGGACCTGGCGCTGGCCAAGTCGCAGCTCGAGCGGTCCGGCGACGCGTCGGGTGCCTTGTCCCGGCGGATCGACCGGCTCACGGTCGACACCCGGTTCGCGGCGATCGCGACGGAGGAGTACCGGCGGTCGGCGAACCGGGCTGCTGCGGACGCGCGGGAGCAGGCGAGGGCGTATGACCGGGTGGCGGACAACGCGCGGGAGGCGGCCCGGGCGGTTGCGCTGCTGGGTGCGTCGAC